TTGCCATCTTAGAATATTATCTCTATAGTACCTCCTGTGATAGTTACTGATCTAAGGAATGCTCCATCCCTTGCAGCTATTGTAGCTCCAGCTTTGATAGCTGATCTAGAATCACTGATATATTTTCTTATATTACTTTCTCTATTAGAGCTATCAATTATCTCAGTGATAGTTGCATCTGCTATTATTCTGATAGCTTGAAATCTGCCAGCAAAAGTGCCAGCTCCCACCTGAAGGTAAGATCCTTTTTTATAATCCATCTCTATACTATTTCTACGTTATACCCTAACTGCTCATATGCTTTCTTAGCATACTCCAAAGCTGTATCTAATGACTGAATTTCTCCATCTGCTAGCTGTACCTGGAAGCTTCCCTGCTGTACATCTGTATAGATAGGCATCCCTTGGAGGAATGTATCCTCACTTACATAAGTGCCTACTGCTATCTCTAAAGTTCTGCCATCTGCTCTAGCAGCGAATTCTATTCTTCCATATACCTCAGTCATATCTATGACAGTGCCAGCTATTTTGATTTGCTTTGCTGGAGTAGCTTTAATTTTTAATCCCATATATTATGCTAAAAGTCCTATATTTTGTAGTGCTTGCACCACTTGTTTTATTGTATATCCTCCAAATGTAGAGGCATCATTCACAGCTGTGCCAGCATTCGCCACAAATGTAGCTCCTGCTACTCCTGTAGTAGGCTGAATTATTGGAGTTTTATTCCAGAAGGATAGCTTCTGATTAGTTGCATAGCCTATCTTTGTTCCTGTAGTAGTGCCGAATCCTATATCTCTCTGATCTGCGAATACTAGAGAATCAGTAGTACCACCTTTTATAGTTACTCCTGGAGTACCTGAGCTGTTATTAAATTCCATATATGATCCATTGCCAGTAGTTCTTATAGCATAGATACCAGTCCCAGAAGTATTATAGATTCTAGCTACAAAATCATTAGCATTCCCAGCGTAAACAAACAAAGCACCTCCTGTATCTGTCATGCCAGAAGTTCCGCAAGTCATCCGGCTGCTTACACTAGCATAGCCATTCCCTTGCACATCAAATAAATTTGCTGTATTAGCTGAATTTCGCACTCTGAATCCGATATCTGTACTGAGTGCTCCTTGTGCTCTTACATCTAGCTTAACTGTAGTAGCTGGAGTAGCTCCTACTCCTAGATTCTTAGTAGTGTTATTCCAGAATAATTCTCCATCCTGCTGTAAGATATTGGAAGATCCTTGAAATAATACTCTTCCCACTGTACCTGATCCTATTGCTGTGCTTCCTATAGTGAGTGCACCTAGCTGAGACTTCATATTTGCTCCTGTGATCTTCCTGGAAGCAAAGCCTCCGAGCCCATCATCCATAGAGATCTCAAATAGATCAGTATTCTGTACTGTAGTGGTAGCTGTAAGCTGTGATATTTTCTTAGGCATATTACTCTATTCTTCTGTTATCTGCTCCATCCTCAGTCTCTCTGAATATTCCATCCTCAGTAGCTCTTACATTGAGTTTACCGAAGGGATCATCTGGTATTGAAGGAGTATTCACTGAGATTCCCTCTCCTTCTAATATGCGAATCAGTTCTATTTTTGTAGTATCTAGCTTAGTGCTGTCATAATCAGCTACCTTCTGAAGTCTATACACTACTCCATCTATATTGATTAGCTTTTTAAAGTCTAGTGTATTGATTATCTGAGCATCTATCTTAGCTGAGAGATCTACTTTCTTCCCGAATGGAGAGATGATCTCCTTTAGGAATTTCTCATGATAGTTATATAGGTTATTTGTAGTATATGATGCACTTTCCCAGTAAACAAAGTAAGGCACTCCCCAATTGAAATCAAATGTCGGAGCTGTTAAATTATTGAGATGGCCTACATAAGGATAAGTGCTGTTAAAATGTGCTACAGATAGCTCATCCACATGATACCAATCTCCTGTAGTCATTGGACCTAACTGCACTATGAATGATTTTCCTTTCTTGAATACCATTTCACTACTTCCATCCTCATTAAATTTCACCTGAAATGTTCTAGGCACTATCAAATCAGTGAAGGTAGTCTCATCAAAAGGAATTCTTACCAGAAGCTTCTGAGCAAATGGCAGTTTGAATTCTGTATCTCCTGTGGCAAATTGATTCTGAGACTGGATCAGAAAACTTCCATACTGCTTATCCACATCATTGAAGTACTGCTCATTGAAGAAATCATCATCATTCTCAAATTGAAATACATAATTCCTGCTAGCATAGTTAATGGTAGGAGTAACCTTTATTTCCTTAGATCTATCTACTATCTCAGTCCATGTTATGGCATCATTACTGCTATCATAGAAATCATTCAGAGGCTCTATCTCAATTATCTGAGGATTATCTACAGCAGGCTTAACATATAAATTAAAAGCTGTGATCAGGCCCTTAAAAAATGTAGCACAGTCCATATCTGGAAGGAAGGGAGCTAGAGTCAAAGTACCTCCTGGAGTAAACTCCTGCACTTCCTTAACTACATCCAGAAATGATCCTAAACTTTCTACTGAAGTAGTATATGTGGACCTCTCATATAAGCTAGTAGGAGCAGTTACTGGAATCTGTGGCATCCTTAGCCTTATCTTTGCTGTTACAGTATCATTAATCAAGAGATTAAGCTGTCTATTGTAATCAAAATTGAAAGCTACAGTGTAACTCATTGTAGATCCTGAGAGAGTGCCAGAATAAACTACATCACTGCTCATCAGAATATTATTCTTATAGATTAAGATATCTACAAAATAAGTAGCTTGAATATCTGTTAATAAAGTACCAAATTGAAATGAGATGTCAAACTTGAATTCATGATCTCCATAGTAATTCACATTGAATAGTCCCTCAGATGCAGCAGTGAATCTCATTGGTACTAACTGATCCACCTGGTTTAAATTATCCTGTACTATTGAAGCATCATAATTATCTAGGAAGTTCTGTGCAAAAAATGTTAATGTGCTATAAGTACCTCCTTGATCTGTGAATACTGTAGGATCTATAGTGATTCCTCCATTCAAGATGAAGCCATTGGTATTATTTACTTCCTGAGTGAAAGCACTATCATTCAAGCTCTGAGCACTGTCAATGGAAGGAAGATCTCCTCCACTCCATGCCATGAGTAACTTTTTAAACAGCTGAGATTCCAAAAATGTACTGCTCCATGTGATGTTAGCATAAGCGAAAGCTTTCTGAAGTATCTCATAGCAGTGTACCTGAGGAAGGATCTGATCTACCTCAAAGTAATTAGCTGAAGTTCTAGCATAGCCATAGTCAATTAGGCCGTAATAGTATCCAGTGCCATCCCAGTTAGGGGAAGAATATACACTCACTGGAGATCCATTATAGTGTACTATTCCATCCCAGCTGTCTATCTGTGACTGCCTAGTGAATGGATGATCATACTCTGACCAGCCTAGCTCATTAATCTTGATCTTTGAAAGCCTAGAGATGTAATCAATACTCTCAGATATCAGAATAATATTGAAGCTCCAGGTACCATTGAGAAGGATGCACTCTTGAAGCTGGCAAACTCCTTGAAACTGGAGGATACCTTCATCATAATATCTAGCCTCAGCTTTGACTGAAGGATCATAGTTAATGAATTCAGAGCTACTGATATCCAGAACATCAGCTGTACTCACAGTGAATACATTCTGCATCAGCTCATAGTTAGTTCTAGTGCCTGGAAGAGTGATAGTCTTAGAGTTATTCCCTTTCCTAGAGCTGAGATCTTTGATATCTGAGATGTTATAAGTCAAAGGAAAAGGTATCCTCTGATCTAAGTCAACTAGAATGTTATTGATATATAGCTCCATCAGTTAAGCTGTGAGTTGCTAATATAAGTTTTTTCTATCAATACCTCTTCCTTTATGAGGCCATCTTTTCTCCTTTGCTTCAGAAGATAATTAGCATTAGTGACATTGACTAGTTCAAATACATCTCTCTCATTGAGATAAACTACTGGAGATTCATAGAGCTCTCTGACTAGCCAGTTCTGCACTCCTTCCTTCATCCAGTCAGAGTTAAGTAGTAACTTATCCACAGCTCTCTTGTGATAAGTTCTAGTCATTCCCTTAGTTAGTGTATAACTGTAGTTATTACCATTCCATGCTCCTGGCTCTCCTTCATATCTGGTAGCTGTCACATCTGAGCTCTCTTGTGATACAAGATCAAAGCTGTAGCTATCCCATACTCCGAACTTATTTAACCACACTAATCTCTTACTATCATATCTCTCACAAGACTGATCATAGTATATTCTGAAGCTCTCAGTATTGGAAGCTCCAGAGTAGTCTATATAAACATCATAGTAGTAGCACTGATCAAAATCATTCTGTGATATAAATGTATTAGCCACTATGATACCTGGACAGGCATTAATCAGAGTGAAGTCAGTCTGAGTTAATGAGAAATTATCTGATACTATACTACTTCCAGAGATATCAAATAACTCAATGTACAAAGTGATAGGAGCTGGAGTAGTGCAGAAGGATCCTAGCCAGAAATTCTGATCATATCTTACATAGGCTTTCTCAGTTCTAGGAAAGCTAGTTAAGAATAAACTTCCTTGTGTGATAGCTGGATCATACAGTGTATAATCCCATGTAGTAAACTCTGGATATCTTAGCGATCCATTGAAGATCTGTAGTGTAGTACTGGTAGCACTTGCTTGATTAATCGGAGGAGTGCCATACTTCTCATATATTATCAGTGCATATTCTGTGAGTGCATTAGTGTAGTCCTGTTCTATATAAGCTGTAGGAACTGCACTTTGTACATAAGTCTTAATTAATCCAGATACATCAAATTTTCCTAGAGCTCCAGTCTCAGGAAAGATCGTATGTGCTGAATGAAAGGAGCTATTGATATAAACCTCAATATAAAAGCTAAAGTTAGCCTGTGCTGTCTGATCACTACTGAAAGTGAATGTGAGATAGTTATTTGCTGGAGATATCTGCTGAGGCTCCTGGTGAATAGTTACTGCCATTTTGCTGTGCTCTTTGTGAATTTAACTTCAAACATTAATCCAGTCACTTCTGCCAGATCTGATGCTATTCTATCTAGTACTTCATCAGTCATGACATTTGCTGTGATATTCTTAGGCTTAATGCCGTATTTGTGTTTAGTGACATAGGCTGAAGCATAGGCATGGCTCATATCATATCCCTTCCACTTAGTCAATGCTATAGCATGATTCTTAGTGACATATGGAAGCCTGAAGGAATAAGGAGAATTAAACTTAATTCCATTGATAGAGCTTACTCCCTCATCCTGAAACTTATAGTAATCATCAGCCTGGATCTCAAAGCTCATAGCTCCAGTAGGAAAATAAACTACTGACTGTGCTAGTGCTCCAGTATTGGAAGCATTAACTTGAATGTATTCTTTAAACTCCTGAGTTACCTGGTTAGCTATTCCTAGAATAAGCTTCTCATAAGCAGTCTCTGGCTGCTGTAGCTCAGCTTCACTGAAGCCTAATGTATCTAAGAAATCGAGATCAGCCATGCTTTCTATTTATGTATTCTTGTTCTGTTCTGAGCTTTAGGAAATTTAACCAGAATAGAGTCTTAATGTAAGGTTGCCTCATGACTTCCTCCACTTGCTTGTTAAGTTCTTTAGCCAGGTTAACCGTGATCTTTGTCCAGCTGAACCATTCGCTGTCCTGGATAGATTCTCCTGTATTCTCCTCTTCTGTATCTCCATCCTCATCAGCTGTATCCCTAACATAGCGAGCTTCCGCTCCTTTGAGCTGTGCAAAAAAAAAGCAAACACATTTAGGAATTCATCCCCAGGAAAGGACCTCTTAAATATCTCCTCCCTCTTATTATTAGGATTAAGCACTTTGCCTCTATCATCTTCCTGACAGTATTCCATCCCTTCATCAATGTACAGGATAGCTAGAGCTTCATGAGGAGATTCATGCACATTCTCAATGAGCTTAAGGTCTACTATCTGTCCTGTGCTGATTAGTGCGAAGTCCTTCTCAAATGTATACCACTTTCCCTCTATCTCTACTCTCTCTGCTGGCTCTTGTTGTTTATAACTGCTGAGCATAGTGATTAAGTGAGCTGATATCCTGAGCACATCATCTATATGGCCCTTTCTAACTTTGTTCATGGGAAGATCACTGAAGATACTGATAAGCTGAACTTGAAAGTCTAGCAGGTTTTTGAAGTCCTTATCTCTCTCCTGGATAAATGGAGCTATATGTAGCCACTTCACAAGCTGATCTGGCCTACACTCCTTAATGGTTTTTGGTACTGATATATTCATTATGCTCTAAGTATTTTATACTGACCTCTCTTATTATAATGCTTCCTGCAGTGCCATGCTAGAGCTGTGCTTATGACTCCATCATCATGCATCCCATCAGGAGCTGAGTACTTTACTGATCTAGTATTCACATTGTAAATATACGTAAAAGCTTCTAATTCGTCAACTAGCCACTGATGATCTAGGATTCTAATCTCCTTCTGTTCAAAACTTACTGCTAGATCTTCAATGAGCACAGGCTTACTGGCTGAGCTTGTCACGAATGGCTCTACTAGGTTACGGCACTTCTGCTGAAGCATCTCATAGAATACATCTCCCTGATTATTGACTTCCACTAATGTGAGAGCATTCCACTTCCTTATAGCATCAGCTACTCTATCTATTATTCTAGTCCACTCTTCATGCCTCCATCTCTCCACTGCTACCTGTTCCCCTTTGTCATTCATGATAGTTAGCACAGTGTAATCATCTGCCCTGCCTATGTCTAGGCCTCCATACATCTTAGCAGTCTTATCTCCTTTGCCTATGCACTCCTTCACATTCCTGAAGATCCCAGAAGCATTATCTATGAATTCTGCTAGATACTCCTGTCTAAAGATATGATCAGGGAGGGATCTCTTCCTCTCCTCTAGATCCTGATGATCTATCAATGGATTCTCAAAGCTGGTGAAATGAAAGTACTTATATCTATCATCATAGTTATGCTGCATACAGATCCTGTGGAAGTGATTCCTACCTTTTGGAGTAGAGATGAAAATCACTTTCTTACCTTTGACTAGGACTGTAGCAGATAGGACCTCATCCCACAGCTCAGCTCTAGTGAAGGCCATCTCATCCACTATCAGATAGTCAAAAGTATTCCCTCTTATGTTATCAGGTTTCTCTCCTGAGAAGAATTGAATAGTAGATCCGAAGCCTTTTATCCAGAGATCAGATCTATGGAATTCAAATAAGCCACTTCCCCTAGTGACTTTCTCCATCTCATCGAATACTTTCTTTGATTGTTTATAGACTGGAGTAACCCATGCAATATTGCAGCCTCTATCATTTATGGCCCAGTACAGCATCTGATTAATTCCCAGCATGGTCTTTCCAAACTGCCTGCCTATGTTTAGAGCATAGTACTTGTATTCTCCATGATTAATGCTGTCATGGATCAGTCTCTGATTGTCATGGGGCTTATATCCTTTTATAGTTTTTGACATAAATACAATAGGGAATCCTAGCTAGATTCCCTTTGTTTAATCTAACCGTTTTCGTGATCTATAAAAAAAAGAGAATACAAATATAATGTATTAACTATCGAAATCAAATTTCTCTACATTCTTATTCTCTATATGCTGCTTATCATGCATCCCAAACTTATTCTTTGCATAGAATATTCCCTTCCCCTCATTAGCTACTACATCCTTGCCGAGGCTTATAAATTCACTGTCTATATTTTTTATAGCGTGCCCCTTTTGCCCTTCCTCCCTCAGCCATTTGTACCATGTCCTTCTATGCATAAGCTTTAAATCTAGCTTCAATGGAATCCATATATGAAGGAAGAAATCAATAGTAGGAATCATCCTATCCTGTACATATACTATCTCTCCTTTATTGGTTACGACCTCTTTGCAGTGAGATAAGCACTCCTGTACATATTGCCATGCTAGATCTTCTAGCTTATCTATTATATCTTCAATTTGCTCCATAGCGTTACACTCTATTATATTTCTATGTTCTATTTTATCTTTGACTCTGCCCAGTCTTTTGCAGCCTTCCCTCCCCATAATAAATAGGAGATATAGCCACAGTCCTCAGGATCTCCCTGGTCATAATATACCTCAGCTCTGGATAAGTAGCTGTACATCCGCTTAATGGTCTCCATTGATACCTTCTCGCCATTGGCTAACTGCTGAGCTCTTACTTTGCCTACCTGAGTTGCACATTTATTCCCCTGCTTCTCATTTAGCTCTATTCCTCTTCTGGCATTATTTCTCACAGTATCTGGATAGTCATTATAGCTATCCTGGAATTTCTGCTCTGCTCTATTCCATGTAAGTTTGCAGATAGCGAATCTTTGATTATCCTCATACTCCTGCTGGAGCTTCTCGTCACTCATGCATCTGGAGATATACTCCTGTTCTGTTTCTTCTGCTTTTGGTTTAGG